GCACTGGGCTGCACTGACGGTGGCTGCGACTGCCGTGGCCGTAGTTGACTGCAATGCGTCAGGGTCTAAGCCCATAGAGGCTTTGCTGATCCCGGTGCGGGTCTCGCGCACGTTGTCGAGGTATTCCAGCAACGGGAATGTGGACTGCCAGACCGGCTGTATCGGCAACGGCTGCACCATGCCCGGTGCGCGGACTCTCACTATGTTGCCGGGCCGGTTCTCCATCAGGTCGCTGATATTGACTTGGCCCTCGACCGCCATCACTCGCGGATTTGTAGATTGGTAAGCACCATCCATGATCTGCCGCAGTACCGTGGACTTGATCAACTGCAAGTCTTGCGTGTCGTCGGTGACCGACCGGCCAACCAGGCGGTGCGGGATCAAATGTGGCGTTAATGTGGCAAAAGGTAGTTGGTCAAATGGCTCGTCTTCTAAAATCTCGCGGCCCGCGCCGACGCAGAAGAAGCGCCGCAACTCGCTGACGCCCGTGCCGTCGTCTACTTTCATATAGGCTTCAACGCACTCGACCTCGCGCCTGCTTGGGTCGATAGTGCTGTCGCCGCCACCACTCGATAAATCTTGAAAGCGGGCCGTCACCTCCTCGCTCATGTTGCTCTCTTCGCCGCCGCTATACCGCTCGATGTCGTCGCGGTCGTAACCCATGGTGATCAGTTCGCTGACGCTCATCATGCGGCGGTGGCCGACGAAGTCCGCATCTTCCAGGGACTTCGCGTGGCGTGAATACAGAAACTCTTCGGGCGGCACGTTCTCCAGAACGCACTGGCCGTTTTCCAACTTGGTTCTGATTTTGACTGAATAGGTTGGCGGCAGGGCCTGCGCCATATCGCCGTATTCCTCGTCGGCCTCGTTGTCGGCGTAACCGCCGTAACCGATTTCCTGTTCAAGGATCTCGACCTTGGGGTCGTTGACCAGCATGGCCAGTTGGTTCTCGGTCAGGCCGTCGTAGGATTCGGGGCCGTCAAATTCCGGGTCACGCCAGTAGAACTTGACCACGCCAAGGCGGAACACCAGGGCGTCGTGCATCCAGTTCTGGATGACCTTGTAGCCGGGGTTCTGGTCGGTCACGATCCAGTTAACGTATTCGCTGGCTTGCTTGGCGGCGTCTTCGTCTTCAGGGTGGCGCGGCTGAAAGCTGACGTAGTCCTTGCTGCTGGCAAAGATCTTCATCAGAGAAGGCATAATAAAGCCAACGGTGTCGGCGACGTCCCGGCTTACGACCTGGCTCTGGTTCTCGACTTCATTGCCGAACGGTTCGCCATAGTAGTAGTTGGTCGCCTTATCCCGAAACCCGGTATGCTCCTCCTCTTGATAGAGGACAGCGTCATCGATCTCGTTCTGCACGATCCGATGGATTTCGGTGTCGTCAAGTTTGGCCATGTTTCTGCCTTATTTGCGCCGCTTTGGCTTGTAGCCAGCGGCATGGGCTGCGCGGGCTTGTTTTGCCGCGCCTGCCTTGGTTTTGTATGTCTTGCCGCGGCTTCCCCAACGGTAGCCGCCTTTGGTTTTCTTGATGGGCATTTGTATTTCCGCGTGGTATAAAATTCGCATGAACCATTTGCGTGATTTGATCGAAAAATACGCCCAGCAGTTATGCGGCGGCACGATGCCAGAGGCGAAAACTGAATTTGAACTGGAAGCCCTGTTCCAGGCCCGTGTTGCTATTGGCGATATAAATCTAACCGACTAATAAAGCAGCCCGTTTGGGCCTTCGCGATCTTGCTGGCTGGCCAAAAGACCGCCTGTGCCTACAGCAGCCAGCGGTACGACCAGAGCCTCTTCCCTTCTGGCAAACTTTTTGAACAACTCGTCCGGTGTCATGCCGCGCTTCTTCGCCTGTTTCTCTAAATTTTCATTAAAGATATTCATAAAAGTATTCAGAGAGCCGCCGCGCACCCCGGTCTTTTCAGCCGCCCCTACCCAGAACGCGGCCTGGAGCTGCGGCGTGGTCATGCCCATCTCTTCGGCCAATTCGCCCATATACTGTTCAAATGCCGCGTATTCATTTTCCCCAGGCAAGTCTTCCCAGACAGTTGGCTCATTGCGTAGGCGGCGGACCAAGGCGTCGCCGTTGGGTAATTCACGCGCAGCTTTCTTTGCATTGAAAGATGGAACGTCCTTACCGCTCACCTTACGCATTCTTATGTACTTCTCGACGCCTGGGAAATCCTTCTTCAGGCTATCAACAAGACGGTGAGCGATTGTAGCGGAACCGTGCAGCCAATCAGGGTTACCTGCTTGCATCGCCATTAAGCGGGTGAAGTGCTTATCTGCCGCCATGTTAATCGGGTTGCCCCGCAAACTCTGTGCAAAGCCACGCGGTTTGGGCGCGACAATGCCCGGTAAATCGTGAAGAAAGCCTTCCGGCCCATGTTCAAAAAACTTACCCAACAGTCTTGATTGATACCGTTGCGTTTGTGATCCGTAGCCACTGCCTTTCGGCGGCACCATTTCACCACGCTCAAATTCAGCCAAGCGCTTCTTCATGGCGGGTTCGCTTTGTGTATGCCAAAACGAGGCCGTTCTTAAATTCGGCTGTACGGCTTGGTTGGGACTGGTCGGCCCCATCAGGGTCATGTACCGCTTCCATTCCGCATCACCGGCCTTCTCGCCTAGCTCGGCAATAAATCGGTCACGAAGTTCTTCAGTATTATACCAGTCCAGTCCGCCACGCTTGACGCCGCGCTTAACAACATCCGTCAGGCTCTTTTTAAGTTTTTTATCGGTCCTAAATCGACCCAGTAAATCCGTTAGACGGGCAGATGTTCCCTTCGGGGCGATGTGCCTCTCCACCGTCCCAGTCGTGCGATCCGGCGCTGCGCCCTTATATCTTCTTGGATCAGCCATGGAAGCATGACCCGGCAAGGCTACGCCTGCCAATGAGGCCGCAGCCCATAGTGCGTCTGATCCAGCTTGACCATAGTCGCCGCGCAGGGCCTTCCGTACCGCTTCACTGCCGTAGGCTTGATAGTCCCTAAGGTCGGCACCCAGCGTGAACTCGCCCAACAGACCCGGCAATGCCGCCAGCGGTTCGTAGGCCGGTCCTAAGAGGCCACGGGCCACTTTCTGGTACTTGCCAGCCGATAGGTCGTCAAACAGACCAGCCATCAGGCTGCGGCGTCCAATAGACCGCGCGGTATCCGCTGCTGGGGCTGCTGAGTGCTTAACAAACCGGGGGCAGAGGCTGCGGCTGGGTTAGAGAACATCACTTCAGGGAATTTCTTGAACAACGCCTGACGTTCCGCCTCATCCCCATATTTGTAAATCTTGGTGATACCGGCATCCTTCAATATTTTGAGGGTGCTGGCAGATGTTTCCTTTGGAACGATTGCGCCCCTGAACTCCGACAGCGGCACACCGCGTTGCGGCTTGATCTCAAAATATTCTGTCGGCATGTCGCGGAACACTTCGCGCAATTCGTCTGCCTGATCCCTGATCTGCTTGGTAATGGCAGGCATATATTGCTTCGAATATTCGTGATCGCCACGCTTCAGTAATATGTCCTCGACCAGTTCATCGATTGTATTCATCGACACATCGGGGTTTACGGCTGTCGCAGCATCGCTGACAGCGCCCCGATAGTTCGCCAGTAACTGGTCAGCTTCATCGAAAGATGTCTTGGCCTTCCCGTAGCTTGTGACCTGACCCCGCTTGCGCTTCAGTTCAGCGAGGGATTTGAACTTCGGTCTCAACTTGGCGCGGAGGCTTCCGAACGTATTGTGCAGCCCTTCCCCGCCAGCGCCCTTGCCGCGCATCTCGCGTACAATGTTTTCTAGCGTGGCTGGTGCATAGCGGCGATTGCCGAGATTAGTGAACCCGCGAAATATCCGCTCATTAAACTCGCCGCCTGCGTCCTTTATCCGGCGGACTTCATTGGCTGACCAAGTATTAAATTCGTCGATATTTTTAGGGGTAAAGCGATCTCTAATTACCCTTATCGCCCGACTAAATTGTTGCATGTCTTGAAAATCATCGGGGTCTGGCATCAAACCCTTATCATTCAGATATTTTGCGACAATCGTAATATTTGAACCGTGAAACCCCTTACGCAAATCCTGAGCCACGTCCGCTCCGCCGAGGCCGTAATAGTGGGATTTTAATTTGCCTAAGTTTTCTCCGTAATCCTTATCAATAATTTTTTCCGCAACCTTGTTTGGCTGAATATCAATGTGCGGCATCCGAGTGGTATAGGCGTCCGCGCTCCAAACCGGGTTTCTCGCTGACGGCTTCGCCATATCTGGCGATCCAATTAGGGTAATCTCTCCAAACCCAGTTAGTGGGCTATCAGCCTTTGCCACCGCCATGGACGGCATCGGGATGCCGCCAAGGCGATCCGCCCGTTCCAGGGCATTCGGGTGAATGTTGTGCTGCACAATCATCGGATCGTCAGGAGCCGCCGCACGTCTGGCCGCACCTGACGCCAATGCACCCGCTGGGATCTTGGCCAGCAGACCCGGTGTTGAGGTCATCGGCATTATGTTGAAAACATCCGCCGGTGTCGGCATCACGCCTGTATATGGGGCCTCAAGAGTATTAAACAGACTTCCCAGCATTTCCCTCGCCATGCCAGGGATCGCAGGCTTAAACTCTGTCTGCATGATCTGCGGGGCACCGTAAATTGGATCTCGCGGGGTGCGAGACTTCATCGGCACCATGCCGCTGTACTGCCATCCAGGGTCTGGCGCTAACAGACTACGCCATTTATCCAGTGGACGGGCGTTGTCGAGAAGACCGGCCATCAGACGATCCAGGCGCCGGAGGGGTAGTCGATGGGTTGCTGCCAGCGGCGCGACATTGCGCCACGCGCAACGGTACCCGCGACACCACCGAAGGTGAGGCAAAAGGCATCCGCAACGTCAGGAGAATGTAGTCCGCGCCTTTTCATTTCCTCTTTGCTTTCAACTTTCAGTTTTCCAGAACTCGTGAATGTGTAGCGCGGTGCTACCAGTTCCTTTGCCAGCATCTCGTTGTCCGGCAAAACGCAATCTTTCAATTCTAGCCACTCTTTCGCCCGCAGCCACAATTCGTCCCGCAGACGCATAGCCGTGGGATGCATTGCAGAACTCTCTGCCACGTTGACCGAAATAACCGGGTGACCGAGTTCCTGCAGGCGATCAGCAACCCCTGCGCCCAATCCAATGGCATCGACAAGAATTTCTTCAACGGTGTCCTCCTCCTGTTCGATCTCATGGGCGACGGCGCCGACCAGTTGCATCAGATCCAGTTGCCGCCAGGTCTGAACACCGACGACCGAATTGCCCCGGCGCTTGACCAGAGCTGATTTGTCTGTGCCATGCCTTGCGACATCGACCCCATAGACCAGGGGGGCTGTCTGCACTCCCTCGACGTCACGGGCGATGGCGGCCTCGATCAGCGATGGCTGGATCAGGCTCTCGCCGTCGTCCAGGGCGAACTCGCCCAGTACGCGAACCCTGAAGGCGTTGCTCTCCTCGCCGTATCTGGCGGCCATGTCCGATATGAAGTCCGGCGAGACCAGCGGGTTATCGACGCTGCTGACGTGCCATGTTCGCCAGCTATCGGCCAGCTCGTTGTGGGTTCTGTGAAAGAAACCACGGTTGCGCACCGGATTACCAAGCAACAGGGTTGTCGCACCGGCAGTGGACATGCTGCCAGCGGCACTCTCGTAAACCTCTTCAGGTATGCCAGAGGCTTCGTCAGCTACCAAAAGAACATTTGTACTATGGACGCCAGCGAGGCTCTCGGGCCGCTCCTTCGATGACGTGCGGGCGGTGATAAACGCCTCGGACGGCGCTGCTTTCAAGACCACTCTGTCGCTGGTTGCCTCGATCAATTTGCCGACCGGCGGCGGTAGCCGCTTCATCAGGCTCTTAACCTCGGCAAATAGTGCATCGTATAGCTGGCTGGCCGTGGGTGCCGTCACCGTGACCTTGCAGGGGTACTTGGTTAACAAATACCAGAGCATCAAGCCTGCCGCGCAGGTTGACTTGCCGACACCATGGCCGGATCTCACGGTCAGACGGCGCTCCCTGGCAGCAACCGCGACCATGACGCTGGCCTGCCACTCCAGGGGGTCTAACTGTAGGCAATCCTGGGCAAAGGCGACCGGGTCGGACCTGTACTGGTCAAGGAAGGTTTTATAGGCCGTGGTGGCCTTGGCTTTCAATTTAGGCGTCATATCTGTGTTCGTTTGCACGCAATTCCTGGCCGCAATCACTGCATTGCAGCGCGATCAGGTGACATAGCTCGGTCTCTGGGTCTTCCTCGCCGAATAGCGTGTGGAAGGTGTCGTTACCGCAATCGCAGACCCCGGTAGATAAATCTGGATTTTTTTTCGGAGGAGTCAAAAATATGATGTCAGACATGGGTGGGGGGTATCCAAATCACAACCGCCCCGGCCCGTCGCTCTAAGGGGGGGGTCATCGAAAATGGCGGTTTTCAAGGCCGAAAACCCGCCGGGATTTACCCTGGCCGCCCGAATTGCCCGTAAGTCATTGAAAACAAGGGGTGACACAATATCGTCAGTATTATGTCACTGCCTGCCACCATTGACTACCTTCAGCCCTTCATTGAGTTTTTCGCGGTTTTCTGCCATTTCTTGCAATGCTTCCAGGTGCGCTTGGCCTTCGTCGACGGTTTCGATCCGCTGCCGGTCGGTGACCAGGCCGCCCAGCTTGCCCAGGCCCATTGCAGCCGCCGTGGCGGCACTGACCTGACCAGTTTCCAGCGCCATCTCAAGCGCAGTTCTCAGCGCTCCAGACACCTCTTCCAGCGTGATTTCCGTGTACTGGTCAGCCTTAGCCCTTAGCTCATCCAGTCGTGTTGCAACCTTGGTGTTGTTCAACAAAGTCGTCGCATTCCTATGGACTGTCTCTGGTCGGCTTTTCTCGGCATCGTATGCCGCTCTGTATGCAGCGCTTGCGCTCTTCAGCTCCAAGAACTTATGGCAGAAGTCATCTTGCTTCGGCGTCAACTTTTGATTACCCGTTCCGGCCATACTTGACTCCTGTCCCCCGAAACGCAAAACGCCCAGCGGTTGCTGGGCGTAGAAAAAGAATTGTGGCAAACCTAACCGATTAAAATGGTAGTCGTCAACCTTCGTAATACACGCATAACGTGTGCGTCGTTTAGAGCCGACTGCCGGGTTCTTATAGGAAAACGTCCCCAACCTCGAGGTTCTTATAGGAAAACGACACTAACCTCTATTTTTCGACATTTTGCGGTGAAATAGCTCTATTTTCCGACGATTTGCGGGAAAAACACCTCTTATTGGAGGAGTAGTGAATTTCCCTATAAAGGAATGGATCTTTTCCCTATTAAAACCCGTAGTGTACCGACAGCGTATGCGCCGCTCCGACCAAGATCCCCGTCGCAGTACGCGGATCTAAAGACCGTGATCCGAAAATCGTACGTTCAGAATGTTCCTTGATTGATAACCCCATGCCCAGAACGTCCCAGCAGATAGATGCTCCGGGCGCACCGATGCCACCGAGCGCCTGCAATGCCCTCCAGACCCTCTCCCTGGCCCCATAAACGGCCTCTGTAGGCCCGCCAGTGCCTTGTCCGCCACCTCCTATAGGCCGGGCCAGGTCAACCGTCTGATACCCCGATAAAGCCGCCGTAGCGAAGTCTTCGCCGAACTTTCGCGCTGCATCGGCAGCCGGTTGGTCTAGCTTGCCAGCCCGCTCCAAGATTGCCACTGCATCACGCACCACGAATGGCGCCGCAATATTGCCATCAACGTCCTTGATTTGCTTGTCGACC